CAAAGTGTCTCAAGTACTAAACAAGACTTACCAGATATGTGTTCTCGCAGAGGAAATCGAATCGAAGGACTCAAAGAAAAAGACCTTATTGGAATCCCATGGCTCTTCGCTTTCGCAATGAGAAACGATGGATGGTATCTACGTCAGGACATTATATGGCATAAACCAAATCCAATGCCAGAAAGTGTAAAAGATAGATGCACTAAATCACACGAATATATTTTTCTATTCAGTAAAAACAGGAGGTATTTTTATAACAATGAAGCAATCAAAGAACCCGCAAAAGATTGGGGAACACGAGATCGCACTCAAGGTAAGTATCATAATATTGGTACTGGGTTACAACCTCATAGTGGTCTTACCAAGTCTTATGACAGGAAAAATAAACGATCTGTTTGGTCAGTTACCGTAAAACCATATCGTGAAGCACACTTCGCTACATATCCACCTGACTTGATTGAACCTTGCATACTTGCAGGGAGTGAGAAAGGAGATACAGTCCTTGACCCATTTATGGGTGCAGGAACTACTGCAGCGGTTGCAAAAGCACTTGGTAGGAATTACATCGGGTGTGAACTTAATGAAAACTATAATACATTGATTGATAAAAGAATACAAGATTATATGCCAGTTAAGAAAGTGGAACAAGAACCTACCATAAACATACTAGACATTATATAATAATATTAGTTACAAAAAAACCATGAAATGTGAAGTACAACTCTATGTTGCAGGTAAATTATTTACCGAACAAGTATTCGCTGTAGACTATGATGAAGCAAAACGAGTTGCACTTGCTAGAAATCCCAATGCTAGAATTGTGAGTGTCAATGCCAAATTCTAATTATCAATCTTTTTATCCGACTACATTTCCAACTATACTTGATCCAGAACCAGATCAACCAACTGGATATGTAACAAAAGATGGGATGTGGGCGGCAGTGCCATCAAACGGTAAAAAGTTTGCCATTGTTCATAATGGTATCGTAGAACACTTTTCAAAGAACTTTGAAAGTGCTATGATATACATAAAAAAAGGTATTCAAAAGGAGAAGAAAGATGCACGATCAAAGTCAAGCAGATAAGTGGGATAGAGGTAAGACTCTTTTATTAGAGTCCTTATACAAACCTGATACAAAACTTCGTGGTTGTGCATATAATCAAGATTGCTTTACTGAAATGATTTCCATTCGTGATGAGGTGATTGAATACGTTACTAAACTAGAAAATCCACATACCAAACCTTTAAGTAAGTGGAGATAGGTATTTACTCGTAGGCATAAATTTTTGTTAACAAATATGCAAAATGTGAGCGTTTTCTGACTAAATAAAAATGAACTATCAGGAGATAACGATGCACTAAATTTCTATATTATGAAGAAAATTGTACTAAAAAATGATAAATGCACAACTTAATTTCCCATAATCAATTATCAGGATCTAGAGATTCAGACAATGATTTAATCACAGAATACTACGAGTGTTTAATCGAATGTAATGATGACCAATCTACTTGTAAACGTATTTGTAAGGAGGTTTTGATGACATGATAATTCACTATCTACATCCACCTTAAAGACATATAACCTAATAAATACCCTTGTCTATCAGGGGTATTTTTATGCAAATTCATGCGGGGGATCGAGTAATTTACAAAGGTGGGAATGATAAATCAATGCTAATATTAGGACAATTCTATGTTGTCGATAAGATAAAAGATGGACAACAGATAAAGTTATGTGGTAGTATGAAGTGGATGGATAGTAATTACTTTAAACTTGCATGATGGATTCACTAAAGATAAATCAAAACAAAGATGGTACATATACAGTAGAGTGGGATAAAAAAGATCCAAAATGGCAATGGATGAACTCATTGACTTCACAGGAGGTTCAGTGTATAATAGAGAAAGCGATTAACCTTGACAATGAGAGAGAACAGAGACACTAGATCACTGAAAATAATGAAAGAATGGGTGCAAGAGTGTCTTAATTCAGATTACAAACCTCTAGAAATATATAATGCACTCATTGATGCTGTTCGAGATAATGTAAAGTATCATGAACTATGTGCAGCGGAAAGTCGAACTTTAATAACTATGCTAACAAGTAAAATTCAAGAAGTCAAGAGTGAAGAATAATGAAGTATCATTTGTACGATGAAAATTACACACACAAAGGAAGTTTTGATTCATTACAAAAAATGAAAAACTTTTTGTGCGAGATTAAATATGACAATGATGACAGGTCATATATGCACGATACATTTGATTATATTAAATCTCTTAAGTGGCATTGGGATATTACAGAGTAATAAAATAATTGCAAAACATAAAAAAATTGTTATAATGATAAATAATAGTGTACAACAGTACAGGAGAACATTATGAAAACAATAGAAGAACATATCGAAAAGGACAAGCACCTTATCGAAGACCCAACAATCTCTTCAGCAGCGAGAAGACACTACAAAGAAGAACTACATGAACTCGAAGTTTATGCAGATCATCATCATGATGAGATCGAAGCGGGAGATCATCATGACCCAAACGCATTAGAATTGTTTTGTGAAATGCACCCAGATGAACCAGAGTGTCTAGTGTATGACGATTAAATAACTGGTACAAGTTATTGCACTATAGATATAAATCGACTATACTATGTGTAGTCACAATATTTTAATGGATCAACCACTTATCATCGAGTCTTATTACAAAGAACTTGATGCACTTCCAACTATACATCAAAATGGTGGTGGTGGGGATGCGAGAAACGCATCGGGATTATTGTATGAAAATCTAATCAAGAGAATTTGTGATTGGTTAGGACTAGATGCGAAGAAAAATGATTATGTAAAAACAGAGGAAGTAAATGGTTATTGTTTGAAGAATTTGCAAGTTGATTGGCATGTTTACAAGAATAAAAAGATGACTAAATTGATCGAATCTAAAACATATCTTGATGCCTGTTATCTAAAACGTGCGATTCTTGATTTTATCGAACTAGATCAATCACCAGATGTACCTGACGATGCAGAATACGCAATTTTTGCGGGGCAAAATGCTTGTGGTGATGCACCATTTTCATATTATCCCGCATTTTTTAAAAAAATTACAGGAAAAGATGTAAAGATATTTTTTGTAAATCCAACTCGGAAGAGATCATCATCAAGACCAATATACAAGAAAGAATTTAGAGGACTTTTCAATCTTGATGAAATGGTGTATAATGATTTTATACAATGGTTAATTAAATGAATCTATATTACAATGATATGTTTAATGTATTTCCAAACATTAAACCACAAAGTATTGATTTATTATTAACAGATTTTCCTTATGGAACATTAAATAAAAGACGTAATGAATGGGATAAGATTATTGATTACGATAAATTCTGGTATTATGTTGACATTATATGTAAACCTAATTGTGCGATTGTGAGTACAGCATCACAACCCTTTACTTCTGTTCTCATATCTACTAATTATACTAATTTTAAGTATTGTTTAGTGTGGGAAAAATCAAAATCAACTGGTTATCTTAATGCAAAGAAACAACCTATGAGATCACATGAGGATATAGTTGTATTCTACAAAAAACAACCAACATATAATCCACAAATGACAGTAGGTAAACCATACGATAAAGGAAAAGCGGTCAGGGATGCGATTCAATATGGTAAACAAACTAAAGCAGTTCACGTTAAGAACACAGAGGGAACAAGATACCCACGAAGTGTATTATATTTTAAAACAGCAGAGGATGAGGGTAAACTACATCCAACACAAAAACCAATAGCATTATATGAATACCTGATAAAAACATATTCAAATGAAGGAGATACGATTCTAGATCCTTGTATGGGATCAGGAACTACTGGTGTTGCCTGTCTCAATACTAATAGAAAATTTATTGGTATCGAGAAGGATGAAAATTATTATAACATAGCAGATGAAAGATTAAATGATGATATGACAGTAGGAAAAGTGTCACATGAAAACTTGAATCCTCTCGCTAGAGTGTTATTATAATAGTAGGGAAACAAAACTGGCATCATACATCCAGTTCTGGTTAGGAGAGTAAGTCCACGTTTTTGTTTCTCGCACCCAATTTACCCTTAATTACATGGCAACAAGAGCAAGGATCGGATTAAAACTTGAAGATGGTTCAATACTATCTGTTTACCATCATTGGGATGGTTATCCAGAATGGTTAGGTGTGACTCTCAAAGAGAGATATAATACAAAAGAAAAAATTGCTGAATTAATTGATGGTGGTAATATGTCATCTTGCTATTCAGATAACATTTATGATGTTATGAAAAATAAATTTATTAAGATTGATAACCCAAAACCAAATTACTATGGTGGGGATGATGAAGCACCCAGATTGAGTAGAAATTTTACTCAATTTGCATTTGATTCAAAATCAGGAGAAGAGTTCATATATCTTTTTGAAGATGGTAAGTGGAATGGATTTTCAATAGACCATAAGTATTATGAAGATGGAGACATTGCCGACACTAACATAGTTCCAGTAGAAATACCAGAACCAGAGACAGTTTAATTAGTGTCACACACACCCTACCATTTTCATGTGTAGGGTTTATAATAAGTACATACACAAATGGAGAACCTATGGAATTAGTAATTGGCGAATCAGTCAAGGAAACAAACAGAGTTTTCATCAAAGATTATACAGAGCATTATTGCAAAGCAATTACAGAGAACTATAAAATGTATCATATTGAGTCATTAAAGAGAAATCTATCAGGTGACTATCCAGAGTATGCTAGAGAACAGTTAGATGAGGTCGAGAATGGCACAGCAAACTTAATGAAGTTTGAGATCAGAGAAGGTAAGAAATATTACAAGATAGTTCAAGTTGAGTTTGATACATTTCAAGGTAGAAATGAGTATAGAGATAGTTCAGTCCACGCATTTGTTGATAAGAATAATGGCAATGTTTACAAACCTGCATCTTGGAAAGCACCTGCAAAGCATGTTAGATTTACTTTCCAGAAACCAGAGGACATTCGTTTTTTACTTGAACCCAGAAATGTAGGATGGGCGGGTGGATACTTGTACATGAGGTAATTATGATTTCAATTTTAAGTTTTCTTCTTATACTATTCATCATAGTATGTTTCTACTATCTAAAAGTTTACAATCCACATGATTAAAATGACAGTTCGTGAAAAATTTATTTTCATATTATCATTCGTTTACTTTCTACATTGGGGAGTAAACGTATTTGATTTCCTACTATTCAAGTACATACTATGACACTATACACATCAGGAGATTGGAAAGTAGATCCGAATAAGGATATTACATTTTCATTGGTAGATTGGATTCTTAAACTATTTCCAGTAATTAAAGACAAAGAAATAGAGATCAATCAAGTTGATCTTGATGGGGAGTTTGCAATGGGTTTTTGTCAGGATAATGATGGAGAATTTTTAATTCATGTTCATAATGGTCTTGACATAAGAGAATATGTAAAAACATTGATACATGAATTTACTCATGTTAGACAGACAGTTGATGGCATTACAGATTCAAATGCTAGGGAAGATGAAGCATACTACCTAGAGGAGCAATTAAGCAAGGCATTTTGGGACAATAATATTAGTGGCACACATGATGTAGAATCGTGACCAATATCCATTATAATGATACTATACACAAAGAGGTACTATGAACGAAATCTTTGATGATCTTAAATTTTTGATTGATGATTTAGGTCTGACTGATGAGCAAGTTGGTGAAGTTATTAATACTTCAGAAAACATTGGAGTTAGACCAGAATATTTTGCAGATGAGTTCATATTTGTGACAGGTCGTAGTCCAGAGGAGGATGCCTTGTTACATGATAATGACTATCTCAATATCGCTGTATTCAATGCAACTTACTGGGAGTTCTAAATGACAAATCTAAACACAACTAAACCCTATCTACATGAGTTCTATGTGACTCGCAAATGCACCAAAATGGAATACTTTACTGTGAGGGCAGAGAGTATGGAGGAAGCGATTTGGGAAGCAGAAAATGGCAACGAATACTTTGACTTCGATTGGGAAGAGTTTGACTTTGAGACAGTTGAAATCAAAGAACAAGAGATTGCCGAACAACAACTTACATTATCAGGAGTACTTTAATGATTAAATCTTTATTTAACAAAGATCAACTTCAATCCTTAAGAGAAGAGTTTATTGAATTTAAACTCAATGAAATGACTCATGAAGATATGTACAAATATCTTCGTGATATATTAATCCATGATGCCAATATCTTGAATGAAGATCAATTAAGGGATGAAATTGATGAGTATGATGAAAACTTGTATGAAATACTAGCACCAGTAGCACTTGATGAGGATGGATCTTATGAGATACTACAAGAGTACATAAACGAAATACATGAAAACGATTGGATTAATGACGTATGAAAATACCCGCACTAAAAGATAAAGAAGGTAGATTTTACTACTTAAACTGTAAGAAAGTTGATCGCCACACTAGATCAGGATATAATGGAAGAGATATTATTTGCCCTATGTGTGATACAGTAGGAACTGTATATCACTTTAGTTGGTCATCATTAACTTGTCAACATTGCGAACTTTCAATAAACAAAACTGCATGGTGGACACCAAAAAAAGTGTCACATTTGACATGATATTCAACCAATAATCTATTATAATAATACTATACACAGGAGAAACCACTTATGTCAAAAGAAATGCTATTCTTATGTGATGTCTATGATGCTTGGTTAATCAAGAACAAACTACCACATAGAAGTGCGTGTGATATTCTTTACGGAGAAAATGCTTGTAAACTCACACTTAATCAAACATACTGGTTAGAGAGTTTCATCGCTACTTGGGAAGTTATTGCGGAGAATTGCTAAAATG